CCTGTGCCGTCTTGCACTATGAAGATAGAGCCGCTTTGACCAGCAGTGAGGTTGGTTGGGTTGGCTAAGGTGCGATTGCCAGCTAGGGTTACACTAAAGTTATTGGCTAAAGCAAAGTCAGGCGTAATAGTAGCGCCGTCAGTCAAGGCTGTAATAGCGCCACGTTGGGCGGCAGTGAAGGAGTTAACCTCATCAGCCTTAACACCAGAGATTTCAACAACAGAGCCACCAGTTGTTTTAGTGAATATCTTACGGTCAGTGGTGTTCAAAGCCAACTCTGCTTCAACCAAGTTACCCGCAATAGGTACGGCAGTCGTGGTTGAACTGTTTTTAATAATAATTGTATTAGCCATTAGTAAGAGCCTCCGTCAATAGTGGATGTGTTTTGTAAAGCAGAATCAGCAAGAGTTCCTTGAGCCGCTGTTGCATAATCAGTTGAAGCAGTTGCCGCTGCTGTGCCTAGTGTTGGCTTGCCGGTTAAATCAGCATAACCACCCGTTGTGGCTACCGTGGCTAAGTCGGCAGGTTGTGTAGCTGAGTCAGCCAATGTACCTTGAGCCGCTGTTGCGAAATAACCTACGTCTTGAGCCGCTGCTGTGCCAACATCTGCCGCTTGAAGGGCTGAGTCAGCTAGTGTACCTTGAGCCGCCGTAGCATAGGCTGTAGCCGCTGTAGTAGCCGCTGTACCCAATCCTAAGTTAGTACGGGCAACACTAGCATCTAGTAAGTCGCTAAGGTTATTGGTTTTAATTAAAGCAATTGACAAAGAAGCATACGCATCCAGCCAAGCAGAGCCGTCCCACACCTTCATTGAGGCATCTACAGTGTAAAAGTACAATGCACCAGTAATTAACACACCGCCATCATTGTCCGTTGTAGGTGCTGTACCTTTAGCGCCTAAGTAACGGTCATCAAAGGAGTCATAAGAGGCTGCGGCATCGTTGGCACTGTTAGTTGAACTTGTGGCGCTGTTGAATGAATCAGTGGCGCTGTTGGTTGAGTTTACAGCAGAGTTAGCTGAGGCAGTGGCACTAATACCTGAGTTACTTGCACTGGTGGCTGAGTTTGAGGCGCTTAAAGCCGCTCCTGTGGCTGCATTGACTGCAATTACTGCTTGGGCTGTTACAGCGGTTACAGTTGCATCTGTAGTGCTATCTCCTGCGCCTCCTATTCCCCGATAAATAGCCATATCATTCCTTTGTTGGTTTCTTAACTACAGGTGTCTTTTCTTTAGGTTTTATCACTTCTACAAAGTCAGGGTGTTCTCTCATCTGCTTAATATCATAATCTAAAGTAAAAGTAACAACAGAACCACCTTGTTTACATACAAATTCAACCATATATTCTCCTTGTTTGTGCAATCCACTTTGTTAAATAGACTCTACAAACATGAAAGGGGACTCTCTAAAGAGTCCCCAGTCTAGCTATTAACCAAGCATAGCGAAAGCAATACCGGCATCGTCACGCAACTCTTTAACACCGTAAAGTGTGTCAGCAGTGTACAATGTAGCCAAGTAGTCTTGCTTGTACTGAGTCTGTGAGCGAACGCCCATCTGCTCTGCAAAAACAAAGGCTTCTTTGTGGAACATCAAACCAATGCGGTCAGTTGCCGTAGAAGGAGTAGCAGCGTTGGTAGACACGTAAACCATCATGCCATATACGTCACCAATGCGACCGTTATGGATAGTGTTACCTGAACCAGTATCACCGACAAAAGACTGCTCAGTGAATCGGGCAATACCCATCATCACGTTACGGCCTACAGGTGGCAATACGATAGAACGACCGTCCATTGGCACATCAGCATCATCCAAAGTCTGAATCATCTTGCGAATACCAGCGTCAGTCAATGCAGTACCAGCAGTAGTACCAGCAACGTAAGGAGTAGAGCCGTCACCAGCCAACACTGCCTTGTTGTAAGCGGTAGTACCTGCACCACCTTGTAGACCAGAGCCTAGGTTGATGATAGAGGTATCAACTTGCTTGCCCAAAGCGTAGCCAGCGTCAGAAGTGTAGAAACGGCGCATAGAAGACAGAGCTTGAACTTCTGTAATGTCCTCAATGAAGCGTGAGTACTCAAAATGCTGATTAACAACAACTTGCACATCAGTCTCAGTAGCAGCAATCAAAGTTACAGCGGTAGAAGATGCTTTAGCAGAAGCAGCACCACGCGTTGGCTTTGGAATGTGCAATGTGTCGCCCTTTTTGCCCTTGAAGGACATCTTGGAGACAAGGTTAGCCATAACTAGGTTTTGCTTGTAAGCAGCAATAACTTCGTCAGACCAGATTTCAGGGATAAATACAGCACCAGTGGTATTGGTGACTTGGGGGGTAGGATAGGCCATTTTAATTTCCTTTTAGTTTAAAAATTACTTAACACGACCCTCAGCATATGCAGCCATGATTTCAGGTTGTAATGCTTGATAACGGTCGGGATTTCTTTGCATGAGATCAATGATGTCTGCTCTGCGGTACATTTTCTTGAGACTCTCTCCAGAACCTGTTGAACTACCTGTTGAGGCAGCTTTAATTGCATTTGATCGTGTAGCCTTCTCTGCCTTCACTGTGTTATTAACAACTTGTGTTCTTTCTTTCCAAGTTGACAGTAACTCATGTGCCGCATCAAAGTCATACCGCTGATCTGCCCGTTGAAACAATTCCTTACGCACATTGCTCTTTGTAATCCACTCTCCAAACCCAGTGTCTTGTAACACTTCTTGGAAATCAGGGTGAGATTGCTTGAGGTTAGCTAGGGCTTCCGCCTTTGCCATTTGCGCTGTATATTGTTCCGCTTGACGAATCTTTGGGTGCTTATCGATAGCCCTTGCAATGGCTTTATCTGGGTCTGAGAAGAAATCTAGTTCCTCTTCGACATCCGGGGCTTTGTTGACGGTTTGAGCTTTGACAAAATCATCAACCACACGCCGTAATTCACCGACTTCACTACCCTGCTTACCCATAGCTCTCTCAGCTTCTTGGTGCATACGAACAATGTCTTTAACACTCTTGCCCCTATACTTTTCAGGTATGTCGTCTTCAGCAGGTGGAGAAATATCCTCTTCAGGGGTCTCTACCTCTTGTTCCTCATCAATTGAGGTGAATTCGTCTGGTTGAAGGTCATCACCCTCGTCTAAAAATGTTGCCATGTTTTCTCCGTACATAGAATGTATTGTGGAAATTAAAATAGCCCTTATACCTATTCGGTGGGGCTGTACTTCTTCTCTGCTTTAATCTTTTCGTTTCGCTTCCGTTCCCATTGCGCATGTGCGCCGGGAAAATCTCCGGTCACGCCCTCAAGTTTGACCATAGGAGTGCTAACTATGCGATTAGCAGGTTGACCACATACCTTACAATTGGTTACCCGGAGTTCGGAGTCAATATATGCATCGGTAAGGTGGTCGCTTGGGCAGACAAACTCGTATATACGTTTAGGCATCAGAGTCCTCCGTAAAATCCTCATAGCTGTTTTTAATTGAGGATTCGTACTGTAGGATTCGTGTTACCGCTTCGAGTTGACCGCGCCTATGCCAGAATTGTTTCTCATCTGCGATTGTTGTAATATCCTGAAGCATTTCCTGATTGTCGGTAATATCTTCTACATATTGTTTCCAGCCAGCAGTGGTAAACAGTTCTAACAAATTCTCGTAATAATCTTGTAAATCTTTGTCTTCTTGGTTCATCTCTTTTTCCTTTCGTTGTTAGGAGAGATGTTGCTATTATACCACACTTCTGCAATTTTGTCAAGTGTTTTCTTGCAAAAGGTGGGGGTTTTCGACACACTACCCCCGGAGTGCTAACGGCCCTAGGGCTGTCTAATTACATGTCATCATTAGCCATCATGCTACCGTCAGGCATTCTGTGCATTCCGGGCTTTGACTTGTTCTGCATCTGCATTGTGGCAATTCGCTCATTGCTGTCGATGTCTTCTTTCTTTAACAACAACTCAGCCATTCTGAAGCGTTGCTCCATTGCTTTCTCATCGCCGCTGCCAGTATCTAAGTTATTAGACAAAGCCGCTACCAATTTAGCCTGAGCAATCTGTGGCGCAATCTGCGTATTAACCTGCGTTTCTTGAGCTTCAGCGGCTGTCTTAGCAACTTGAGCCTGTAACAGTTGTAATTGACCTTGCATAGTTGCCATCTGCATCTGCTGTTGAGCTTGTTGCATCTGTTGCTGTTCAGGTTGTGGCTGGTTTATCTGCTTCAACTGCTCCATCAACTCTTCACGGTTTGTTAAGCCCATGTTGTCAATAACGCTAGATACCAGCATTGGGTACATAGGGCTATCTTGACCTAATGTCTGCAACAGTTGTACAAGTTGGGTTACTTCGTATTCACGGGCGATAACACCAAGTGAGGATGAAGGTACAAACTTGTAATCAGACACAGGATAGTTATCTGGGTCAAACTGCATGTAACGCCACGCTGTCTTCTCAATCAT